TAATATATCTCTTAATCTATCCCTTAATGAAAATTCATTTATAAAAGATAAAGTATTTTTAATTTTTTCTTTAAAATCTTTAGTGACCTCAGCAGGAATTGCATTTGTAAGATTTTTATAAATCATTTTATATTCATGTTCACTAACATATTTACTATTATATGTTCTTTCATGTAATGATTCTAATGCAAGAATTACACTTAAAAATTGTTGATTTAAATCCATTTTTGGACTAAATAAAATACTAAAATATAAATTAAAAGTTGGTTTCAATATTTCTGAGATTTCAAACCAATTTCTTAAATAATTTTCAAATTTACCGTCTAAATCTTCATAATTAAAAAGAATTCTATCGGGAGATAATTTTATCAGTGGTATTTCTACAAAATTATTTAATTTATAGTAAACATCAATAGGATTATTTAGTCCATTTTTGTAAGCAGTTATTTTTATTGGATATACCGGTATACTTATTCCAAAACTTAAGAAATTTTGCAAATCATCAATAAGTTTTTTAAATTCTATAAATTCTTTCTTTAACGAAATAATTGATAACGCTGCATTTTGCTTTATATTAATTTCATTTAAAGTTAACTGGTAATCTGGTTTAAATTTACTAATTTTTATTAGAAAGTCATTATTTATTTTATCTGCGACTAAACGATAAACTTTATAACTTACAATAAATTGCCCTTCTGAATCTTCCTTTAAATAAATTGAATTAAAATTAATCCATTCTTCTAAGAAAGAATAATTAATTACAACTTCATTAAAAATAATATCTTCTTTTTTATATAAATGATTTCCAATAAAAACCGTATCGATTTTATATTTTGTAGTTGTAGTATCACCATTATAAAGTGTTTGCTCTGATAATCCACAATTTAATAAAGTTATTTTTCTTCCCTCACTAGATTTACCCAAAACAACAAAATAAAATGGTGTATCATTATCATCTTTCATATTTGAAACATCAGAATCAAATGAACCTTGTAAATCTAAAATTGGTCCATCGAATTGATTAAAAAATAAATTTCCGGGAATTTGTTCTTTTTGATTTGAGGGGATCCACCATTTACCATTTAATTGAAAATTATTAATCATCGGATAAATCTTCTTAATTGTTTAATTGTTAATATTTTTGAAAAAAAAATTATTTTCGGTAGGCTATTATATAAACTAGATTTGTTATAAAAACGTTTTTTATACCATTTTATATCCATTATACTACAAATCTTTTAAAAACCCTTTTTTTTAAAAAACTTATTTATAAAAAAATAAACCCCTGCGTACTCGACCGCAGGGGTTAGGAGGTAATTAATATGAAAAAGCACTTATGGTGCAGGTTGGTGGTGAGCAATTATTATTTTGGAATATCCGGCCATATAAATTTTGGCTCAGGAAATTTTTCTTCTATTAATTTTTTAATCCGTTCTTTTAATCTTGTATCAAATAATTGGGCATACATATCTAATTTAACATTCTCAATATATTCTTTATATCTTTTTTGCTTTATTAAATCCCTATACTTCTGATGATAATTTTCATCAAATATATTAAGTTCTTTAAAGATCATACTCCAAAAAGGGATAGTTACTTTCTTCTCTAACCAACTTTCGGCAACGAAGGGTTTACTGTTTCACCATGATTAAATGTTTTGACTGCATTTAAGAAAGCCACTATTGCATCTATTGCTTTACCAATAAATTCTAATACTTTTTCTTTTACTATAGGCAATTCTATTCCTAAAGTTCCTAAAGTATCAAATATCAGACCTACTACTATTAATACTGCTGATTTTTTATTCTCCCCATTGCCTGGTACTTCAAATACTTTAACCAGTGCCATTACTGCTGCAATTAATGCAGGTAAAAATTTAAGCAATTCTAATATTTTAGCCATCTGTTCTCACCTTCCTTTCTTAAATATTATTCTATAAAATTAAATTAGTATCAATTATTCTTTCCTGTATTATTTGGTAGAATTTTAACAGGTCATTGTTCTCTATGGACCCGGAATAAATAATTTTCTTCTCCAAATATATCCAAAACCTGCTCGGACTTGGAGGTCTTATATCCAAGTGGCAATAAGTTTTGGCTATCCCTATTCTCATACCGCCTATTTTTTCAGCAGCCAATCCTATATCGATAGGTTTTACTCCTTTTATCTTAACGTCAGCACCCTCTCCATCCGGGTTAGGAATATGAGCAGAGTCAGGGTGGCCACCTATACTGGCATTATATTCAGGACACCGGTTTCCACTATTTATAATTATAGGTTTATTGCCTAATTCAACTCTTAATATTTCTAATTTAAAAAGTAATAAAATACTTACTCTAACTTTTTTTCTTTTGCATTTCGGACATGGGCATCTAAATTCCCACTTCCAGAAATTAGTCGAAAGATCACCGGATATTTTAATCACCTACTTTTTAATATCAACCTTTTCATTAATACCATTAAAATGATGGTTCAGATATTCAATTAAAGAGGTAAATCTATCCAATAAAGTTTCGAGCATATCTACACTCTTTCGATTTAGCTCTGCATTCAGAGAACTATCTTTATGTAAGTCTTTCAATTCATTTTGAAATAACCCCATGATGGTCGCCCTATCTTCCGTCTGTTGCTTAACAAAAATTTTTCTATCTTCCGTTTGTTGTTTAACATAATGTTTTATAAGCCAAATAGAGCAACCCACTAAAACACCACCTATTCCAATTGCCATATATTTGTTTACTAAATCAGCGATTAAGTTTTCTTCCATCGTTACATCATCTCCTTTATTGCAGTCCATTCCATTTACTAAAAGTAACAGTATCCCATTTGCCTATAGTTATAGTATTCCATTTATGTGACCAACCTACTGTTGCACCTGCCCCAAAAAGACTTAATGTTCTATTTGCGGTTAATGTAAAAGTGGTATCCGCACAAGGAATATTGTCGCCAGACTTATACCAAAACCCGTCCCCAGTAGTGTCTACATCTAATTTACCTGCACTATAATAAATACCAATATAATCTCCAACTTCTACATCAAGATTTACATTAAATTGATTATATCCTACTGCCACATTTCCAATAACTGCTGTAGCACGAGTGGAAAAGTTAGTTGCTTCCACATTATAAAAGATAGCTACTTCACAACCAGTCATTGCCACATTAGCCCATATTTCTACCGATGTAATTTTACCTGATTCATTAGCAGGATTATTTACATTTATATAAGTATAACCAGGATTACCAGCAGTTGCTCTATCTATTGCTGGACAACCTATATCAATATCAACCGCTAAAACATTAACAGACAATATTAAAATTATAGTGAAAATTAACAGTAATATCTTTTTCATAATTAAATCTCTCCTACGTCAATGGATGGATCAAAGAATAAAATATCAGCAGATTTTGCTACCCCTACTCTTTGAATTTGATTACCAGCAGTTGAAGGTACAGTAGAAGTCATAAGCCCTGCTGTTGCTCCCGCAGAAACGTAAACCATTGCTCCTGTAAATTCAAAATCAACATCATCTCGAATATAACCCTTTACTAACATCTTACAAGTCTGACCATCGGTTTTTGATTCAAGAGCAATTCTTAATCCTGGCATAGTAGTAGAAGCATTTGCTTTTGCTAATTTCCATTCTTTATCTGTCCAGTTAAAATACAATAACATCCCAAAAATTACCGTTTCCCCAACAGGTTGACTATCAATAATTCCTGAATAAGTATAGTTAGAAGCTAAAGCATTATAAAAATCTATAGTTGGAGTATTCGCAAAAACTAAAGCACCTGTTCCAGTTTCATCACTTATTATTCCAGCTAATTCTGAAGAACTATCCATTTCTGTTTTTAAATAATATAGTGATAAGTCAAGAGTGGTAAATTCTAAAGCAGTCTCACCTGTATTTACTTTAGGATATTTCCCTGCACTACCAGTATAACTTGCAGGGGTATCAGTTAAACCTATAAAAGTAGTAATTCCGCCTTCTGGATATACCTGGACCCAGTTCCCAGCCACAAAACACCGGTAAACCTTAACAGTATCAGTGGCTAGATACATATCATTTACAACCGGGACAGCAGGTTTACTCGCATCTAATCCATAATTTAATTTACCTAAATAACCACCAGTAGTACTATCTTTCGGGTATAGATCATCTCTTTTAGAATGACCCAATAAATTCCCCAGATCATCGAGTATTTGCCTAACCTCATTAGTATCTTCCAGGGCATCAGCCTTGTCATCAGTACCAACATAAAAGTTAGCCCCGGATTCCTGAGTATATTTGTAATATGCGGTAAAGCCATTTATGCTAAATACCAGTAAGATAATTGACAAAATAATCCCTAACCATATTCTTTTTTTAAACATCTTAATCTCTCCTTTCTTTTATTTAATAAAAAAAGCCAGATCTAAAAGGTCAAAAACCTTTTTAAAATCTGGCTCTCTAAAAAATGGAGCTCTAAGTTTATTTAATTTTTAGATTTTATTTAAGTTTCCAGTCTCCGGGTGGAGAGGTCTCTTTAATTAACCCTATCTCATATTCAAAAACATCACTATAAGTTGTGAAACTACCAGGAAAAGGTATTTTATTAACAAAAATTGTTACATATACCATAGCATTATTCCCGATTACCTCAGTTTGTTTATGAAAATAAGGTTCTGGAATTAATACTGAGGCTTCACCCTCAGAATTAGTATTGATATATTCTTCCCATTCATCAACTTTATTATACCAGATTCCATCAGGTATGCAATACCACTTGGCTAATTCATATTGGCGATTAGTAATTGCCTGCCAATAAGAATAAACTTCCTGTTCTGCCATTGCCTCTTCAGGTAATCCTGGAGGGATAGGGTTACAACCAATTAATATCAAAACTAAAAATATAACCAAAATTGATAACAAAAATTTCCTTTTCATTGCTTATACCCCCTACTTAAATTATTCTTTTTTAGATCTTATTTAAGTTCCCATTCTCCAGGTGGGTGATTTTGCTTAATTAATTCTACCTCGTATTCAAAGTTATCCCCATTTATTATATTACTACTAGGAAAAGGTATTATACTAACAGCAATTCTCACATATACAACAGCGTTATTTTCAATCGCTTCAGGTTGTTCATAAAAAGAAGGTTGATAAATCACCACTGAAGCCTCACCCTCAGAGTTAATATTTATATATTCTTCCCATTCGTCAGTCTTATGGTCCCAAACTCCGCCGATTACGCAATACCCTTTAGCTAATTCGTATTGCCGGTTAATGATCGCCTGCCAGTAATCCCAAACTGTTTGTTCTGCACAATCTGCATCTTCCAGTCCATCAAGAAAATGAGGACCGCAACCGGTTAAGGCTAAAATTAAAAATACGACAAAGACCAATAACAAAATTTTCTTAATCATTGTTTATATGCCTAACCTAAATTATTCTTTTTAATATTTATTTAAGTGCCCACCAATCTCCGTATGGGCCATTTGGCTTAATTAATTCTGTTTCGTATTCAAAGACATCGAACTCTAATCCAATCATTTTTTTACAGGGCAAAACTATTTTATCGGCAATAATTCTTACATATACAACAGCATTCTCTCCAATTACCTCAGTCGGTTTATAAAACTTATCGAAATAAATTACTAGGAAAGAGCACTCACCTTCAGAATTAATATTGATATATTCTTCCCATTCGTCAACCTTGTTATCCCAAATTCCGCCAATTACACAGAAACATTTAGCTAATTCGTATTGCCGGTTAATGATTGCCTGCCAGTAATTATAAACTGCTTCTTCTACCAGGGACTTATCAGTAGTTAATTCCGGAGTAACCCCGCAACCGGTTAAGGCCAAAATTAAAAGTATGACAAAGAACGATAACAAAACTTTCTTTTTCACCTTAAAATCCCTCCTTGGTTCTTTGATAGCCTTTAAAGAATCATCCTATTGAAGAGGACCGGTATAAGGTTCTAATATTAGATTAGTAACATTCATCCTTAAAACTTTTTCTCCTACTTTTTCATTTTCTCCTACAGTTATCCAACAAGTGTGATCTTCAGAATGTCCCACTTCAACAAATGTCCCAATAGTATTCCAGTCTTCATAAATGCCTCCATCTTCATAAATGCCTTCATATTCACAATAAGCAGCAAGCCAAATATTATAGTAACCAATATCGACATTCCCGGTATTAGTTATCGTATAATAAACTTTCACTTGATCGCTCCACTTTCCGCCGGAATAATCTTGTTCCCACTTAGTTATTACAACATCAGCACTCAAATTTTCAAATAAACAACAACCCGATAGCAATACAACTAATATTAAAAATAATATTATCCAAAAAATCTTTCTTTTCATTTTTTACATATCCCATAATTTATTTAATTTTTAGACTTAATTTTATATTATTTAAGTATCCAATTTACAGTTATCGAAGAACTTTTAGTTAGATATATAATATAATCACAGACTACTTCACTTTCATTAGATTTAATTATAATAAGATCAATGCTAACAATAGCTTCATCTTCTATTATTTTAATCCAATTAAAGTTAATAATGAACTCTAGATTTGAATAATTCAAATCCTCATATTCCTCGACTACATTGTAAGCATTCCCATCCGGAATACAACAAATCTTGGCAAATTCATAATCACCAACGGAGATCATATCCCAGTAATAATTAATTAATTCTTCTATTTCTTTTTCATCATTCCAGTCGGGATCATCTTCAGGGATCATCCTGCAACCGGTAAATATTAAAACTAAAAGTATGATAAAGATCAATAACAAAACTTTCTTAACTTTTCTTTTCATTGCTTATATACCCCTAAATTAATCTTAAACCATCAATATATAATACGATATAAGCAAAGGGAAGTTCCAATAAAATTATAAGTCTTTTTCTTATGTTTTACAATTACTTTAAACTTTCATCAGTCCGGTTTAATAAATAAATAAATAGATCCTCTAATTTTCTAAACTTATTGGCGATAGTAACATTAAAAATATAATATATGATCCCGCCACTATCCCCGGCAGCCCTATATCCTTCTTCTGCTTCACTGGCAGGTTTATATCCTATTACCGCTTCAACAGCAGGTTTATAAGGTATAGTAGGCCATTCAGTAAGTACATCGACCCTTACCAATTCAATTTTTTGTATGATAAATTGTTGGTTAATATTTCTCTTTGTAGAATTTAAGGTTATTATCTGACCGCTCCAAATATCGCTTCTGTTAGTTATAAAAGTTCCTTGAATAATCGGATTAGCATTCTGCAATAGGTCTGCTTTAGCCGCATCATTGGCCCAAGCTATACTATCAATATTATTATCCACCAAGCAAAATTCAATAATACCGTCCCCACCTTCAATAGCGGAAACTTTATCTATAGAATCTTGATCTTCTCGTTTAAAACAAATGGGTACTCCGAAAGTAGTATAACCAACCAGCAATTCACTTCCTATAGTTAATTCTCCTTCCCCAATGCTTCCTGTGCCATAAATACTTACTGTATCATTTGCACTAACCTCAAAAGTTTGATTTGTGCAGGGTATTTTATCTTCATTGATATACCATCTACCACTATATCCCGATTCAACTGCACAAAGATAACCAGCGGTAAAATAAATACCTATATAATCACCCTCTACCACATTTAAATCAACTTCAAAGATTTGTTTTGAACCTGATATTACAGTACCAATAATTTCCGTATCCCTAGTGGAAAGTTTATTAGGAAATCCTACTGGGTCAGGACGATAAAAAATAGCCACTTTACAATAAGTTAAATTTGTATATGCCCATATTTCTATCCGGGTAATCTTTCCGGTTACATTAGCCGGGTTACTTTTATTTATGTGTGTAATATTTGGATATCCAACTACTGCTGAACCACTTACTAAAGTCCCCACATCAATCATTTGAGTACCTGCCGCCCCAATTGACAATACTTTCGTTTTTTCGTTTAACATAAAATCATAATAAAGTGGGTTATCTACTTCATCCCAACCGATTGTTTTAATTATTCCATCCACTTTTATAATAGGAGAAGATTGTTTATATATAATAATATTGGGATCAGCAAAATAACCTATTACTAAATATTTACCATTATGAGAATATATCGCTCCCTTACCATTTCCAGTAGGTAAATCGGTAGGATCAACCTGTTTACCTAAAATATCTCCCGTACGAGTATAGATAGTTATAAAAGGTGTGGTAGAATGAGCAACTGCTAACTGTATCCCATCAGGAGAGAAATCTACACCATAACTGGGACCAGTAGGTAATTCAGCAGGATTAGTTATTTTAGTAAATACGTCACCTGCTCGTTTATATACTGTAATAAAAGGTGTTACATCGTGACCTACCGCTAAATAAATAGAATCAGGTGTCCAAGCTATATTAAGTCCCCATCCAGTAGGTAAACTAGCGGGATTGGCTAATTTTGCAAAGGCATCTCCTGTACGCTTATATATAGTAATAAATGGTGTAGTATTATGAGCCACTGCTAAATAAACACCATCGGGAGAGAATTTACATCCGAAACCATCTCCAGTGGGTAAATTGGCAGGATTGGCAAGTTTAGTAAAGGTATCTCCACTTCTTTTATAAATAGTGATATAAGGTGATGTATTGTGAGATATTGCCAGATAAGTGCCATCTGGAGAGAAATCGCAACCCCACCCAGTTCCGGTAGGCAATATATTGGGGTTAGTTAATTTGGTGAAGGTATCTTCTGCTCTTTTATAAATCATCACGTATGGTGTATTATCATGTACTACTGCCAAATAAGTAGAATCGTAAGAGAAAGATGCATCGTGTCCATTGTTATTAGGTGTAATATCAGGAAAGTTTAATCTTTTAAATAAATCATTTTCTCTTTTATAGATATAAATACCTTTATTCGCTGCCACCACTTTTTCATAAGGTACTGCCAAATAAATATCATCATGGGAAAAATCGCATCTCCAAACCCCCCGTGCTGGTTTAGGGTCAGGATCTGGTAATTTTTCACGCCCCCGGTTAATAGGTGCAAATTTACAAGTCCACTCCGTAGCCACACCATCATAAATAAATGTTTCTCCAAAAGTATCTTCTAACCCCGAACTTTTTACATAGATCCTATTCCTCAATTGAGAGATATTAGTATTAATTATTAAGTCTTTATAATTTGCCTGGTTATCATCCAATTGAAAAGGGGCCGGATAAGTATTTTTAGCAAAGAAATGGATATCCTGGTCATAATCCACATACCACTCATAACCGCAAATCTCAGCTATTTTGGTTAGGACTTCGGATACTTGCACAAAATCGAAGGCTATTTCGCTTATAATGGGGCCATCACTGACATTATTATAAGTAAAACCAATAGTATAATTATCGATTATATGCTTATAAATATCACCGGCTTTTTGGTTTTTATAGGATTCAGATACTAATTTTTTATCTAAATCCCGGGTATGATCTATACATTCAACTGGATATTTCAAAAGATTAGGAGGTAAAAAACTTTCTTCTTTGGATAAGATCCTTCCTGAAAATAGTTTATTAGCCCCTTCTTCAATTAAAACTGCTTCACCAGGAATGGGGGCAACAGCTATATTATTACAGATAAAATCAAAGGAAGCAGAATTAACTTTGCTGGTTAGCTCATCCCTTATGCTAAGGGTCCGGGCATCCACATATTCAGTTTTATCCACCCCGCCGATTTTAACCGTTATGCCCAATTTAGTGTCTCCTCTTTAATTCTATTTTTCTTAATACCTCATCACTTATGGTTACCGCCAATCTTTTAATATCTACTTCGGAGTCAATCCTGTTATCATGGATATCAATATATATTTTAGTTTCACCAAAACTTGACGCAGTAATATTCGGAGTCCCTACTGATCCACCACCAGCAAAAGCAGGGATCGGAGTAGGTAAACCCCCAGCAATGGCACTAATTAAATCTTGAGGGATCGCTTTAAATCTCCTGATAAAATCAGTCATAGGTTTAGATATCACATATTCTCCAATATCCAATTTTGCCATTACCGTATCGGTCATTCCACCAAATTGAAACTTTTTCACTTCTCCGCCAGATTGAAATTCTTTAACTATACCGCCCATATCAAATCCAATAGCACCAAAGACTAATTTAATTACCCAGGAAGCTGCAAGTTTGGCTATTTGCTGAAGAATAGCATCTATTATGCTTTTCCAGAGGTCTTTCATGGCTTCCCCAAAGGTTTTAGACCCTGAAAGGATATTATAAAAAGCACTACTTAACCCACTTTGCATAGAAGTTTTTAAGTCAGATATAAGATCACCAATAGCAGAAGTGGTATCATCGATATTTTCTTCTATCTTCTCGCCAGTATATTTTAGAGGTTCCAATACTAAATCCATGTTATTATAAATACCATCTCCGAACATAGTCATCATATTAGGCATCCATTGGTCAGAAGTAGAAAGCGGTCCTTCTATTGGTGGTGATTCAAAGCCAAAGAAATTTTTAACCTTATTACCGACACTTTTACAGGCTTCGCCTATATCGCCTACTTTAGATTTAATTCCATCAGCAAGCCCTGAAACTGCATTTTTACCCCAATCCAACATTTTTTTAGGTAAATTAGCTAAATCTTCAAACTTTTGAACTATCCAATCTATCATCTCTTGAACTTTTAATATTGCACTGTCTTTTAAATCGGTAAGAAATCCGATTATTTTTTCATACCAATCTTCAACAAAGGTGACTATGGTATCCCAATTTTTCCAAATCAATACCACTGCACCAATTGCTAAAATCAATAAACCTATTGGTCCGGTTGAAATAGTGCCTATTGCGGATATAGCCCCTGATATTTTACCAAATGCTGCCACAGCCATTAGTATTGGTCCGCCTACTGCAGCCACAATTCCTACTACCGCACCAACTTTTGTAATAGTTTCAATTAATCTGGGATTTTCTTCTGCCCAAAGTGAAATTTTACCTACTATTTCGGTAGCTTTTTCAATTAAGGGAATAATTGCTGGAATTAAAACCTCTCCAATAGTCCTTCCTGCCCCGGCTAAACTTCCAGTTAAACTGGTCATTTTATCTTTAAATTCATCAGCTGCCTGTGCTGATTTGGTAGATATTTCTATACCTAAATCTTTAGCCTTTCCCATTAATTCCTCTATACCTGCTCCACCTTCTTTAAGTAGAGGTATTAATTGAGTTCCTGACCTTGCTCCAAATAAATCCATAGCCAGGGCTGCTTGTTTGGCAGGATTTTCTATTTCAGCAATTTTGGTAGCAGCTTCTTTTAAGACATCAATGGTGGGTCTCAAGTTACCTTCTGCATCTACAACAGATATTCCTAAATATTCAAAAGCATCTTTTGCTGTTCCTATTCCTTTAGAAGCATCATCCATACCTTTAGTTAAAAATTTTAATCCTATCTCTAATCCTTCAATATTTGTTCCTGACAGTTCAGCTGCGTAAGCAAGGGTTGATAAATGTTCTACTGATACCCCAGTCCTCAAGCTCATATCATTAAATTGGTCTCCAACTTGAGCAGTCTTAAGCACAATAGCAGTAAAAATACCAGTAATTGCAGTCCCGGCAATAGTCGCAATTTTCCCAATAGAACCTATCTTTTCAGAAAAACTGCTAACATGGCCACTGGCTTTTTCTAAAGCACCTTCTAATTTTGTAGCATCACCTAAAATATTAACCCAAATATCTGCCAATCTATTTTTTCACCCCTAGAAAAGCTAAAACTGCCCTATAAAAAAGCATTTTTAACTCATAAATTTTGAGAGCATCTTCCATTATCCAGTCTAAATCATCAAGGGGAATTGCCAAGATATCTCTATACCCATAATCGTAGGCAAAAGATAAAGTCTTTACTATTTCTTGGAATCCCCCGGCTTGAAATATTTTTTTAATCCAGCTATTTGCACGATCGCTTTTTGCACTCTTTCAAAATCATCAACATCAATCATATCTTCAAAATCATCTATGGTTAAATCTTTTGCTTCCGGATTAAACTTCTTAATTACATGTAATAAAGTATAGAAACTATAATCATAAACCGTTACCTCATCCTCTTTCTTTACTTTCCTTTTTTCTATGTTTAATTTCTTGATATCCAGCATAGACAGAGATTTAATGATATACTCTTTATTCCCTATTTTAACCGGAGAAGTAAAGACTTCCTCTTCGGTAATATTTGGATTATAACTTGTATCCCCATTAACAATATTTGATTTTTTAACTTCTTTATTTTTAGGCATAATACTCCTTCCTTACTATTAGATAATTCTCTCAAGATACCCCTGAATCGTGTCAATTTATACCCTATTTAATGAAATTTTATCCTACCTAATATCTTTATACCTTAATATTCTGGCTCTAAGTTTATCAGGGTAATTTTGTAAGGATATCCTAAACTTGCATCGTATTTGGCCTTACCGGTAACTCCACAAACTATCGGTCCCGGTCCACCCATATTAATTGGATAGGTTAGGTATCTAAATTTAGGTATGTCAATTTGCAAGGTATAGTAATATCCGGTTTCACATTCCGCCCCTACAAATTTAACCTGGAAGGACTGCTCCGTACCATTAATAAATTTATTGTATTCAGTCCGATCTACAAAATCGATGTTGAAATTGACTGGAATAGTCCTAAAACCACTCCGAACAATCTTCCTGAGAATAGCGGTATTATTTAGGGCATATTTTCCTACACATTTATTGTCATAATTTATCCCGAAACTTTCCAGATCATTATTGATATTTCCTTCTGCTGTTCCACCTATTTTAATAATTGCCTGTTCCCAGGTAAAAGGATTGGTAGTTTCAAGTGATAAACCGGTCTTTGGTGTATCGCCCAAATTCTTAGCAATGATTCCATTAGTAGCCTTTAAAATTTTATCAGTAGTAGAGAAATTTAAGGCTAGAGTATTAACTATTGCCCCTAAAAACTGGAAGGCATCCCCTTGATCCCGGTAAACCTCTAAAGTATAGGGGTTAATCGGACAATCTGCATGAAAATCAGTAGCCTGTCTGGGAATAAAGATATGCTGTTTAGCATTGGTGGCATTGGTAGTGGTTATCTTTCTAATATTATCAATATTAATAACACATTCCCCTAAATCAGTTATATATTTCAAGCCCATACTGATTACAGCGGTCAAAGCTGCTGGAGTAGCAATGGTTAGGGTTACCTCTTTCCATACTCCAGCGGTTAAAGCCGGGATATTTAAAGATTCAAGCGGTGTGGCACAATTAGGTGAATCATCAAGTAAAAATTGTAAATCCCCTAAGGCAGTGACTACAGAGCATTTAATCCATAACTTTGTATGGGTTGAAGCAGTCATGTTATTAGAGGCAATTGCTTCAGTGGCTAAAATAGTCCCTGCTGTTACTCCAGAAGTAACTCGCAATTTTACCGATTTAGTTCCTTTTTTATAATCGCTTGCATCTACCTCAGATATTACTCCACCGTTTACTAACTCGTCCCATTTATCTTCGCAATCCTCTATCTCGGTTTCTGCTGTACCTGCTGGGGTAGCTGCTGCCGGTTCATTAATTGCACTTCTTAATAGGTGGCCTAAACTTGCAGGATGTACTTCCACAATAACATTACCAGCAAAAGCCCTTTCTCCTTGATATGATATTGGCTCGTCAAGTATTCCCCTTTGGGCAGCAGATAAAACATCTTCAATATTCGGGATCAGGGTTTCACTAACAAACGGTAAGAAAAAATCATTAACTCCGCTTTCTTTAGTTCCCCAAATTAATTCTTTTTTTAATCCTATATGTCCTCTGTTTCCTTGTGGCATTATTTATCACTCCTTTCTTTTTAGATTCTATTTTTATTTCTTTTATTTCATTAAAATAGCCAGTTTTCAGATATTCTTTAGCCTTTGATTCATTATCAATATTTATAATTTCATTAGGTTGAAAAATACCAAAACCAACTACTTCCAGCTTACTATTTCGATTATATTTTAATCGCATATAATCACCTTCTTTTTATTCTCTGGTTACAAAATTTTGCCTTAAAGTTATTTTCATATCAATTTCTACTCCCCTAAATGGGAATGAATTAAAATTAAATCTGGTATCCGGGAAACTAAAATATAGACATTCCCCATCCAGATCAATATGAGCGCCGAGAGCTTTTTTAATATCAAAATTTAAATCAAGAATACCTTTATTAGTGACATCCCCGACTATTTGCTTATCCACATCAAAAATCTTTATGTAACCAAATATAGTTAAAGTAAAATTTATCTCCGTTTTATGAGGCATGGTTATCGCCTCTTCTGGTGCATTGGTAGGCTCCAAAATAATACAGGGAAAATTATTTGTGGGGATATTATCGCGTGTCCCTGCATATACAATTTTAATATAAGTTTTTAAAACAGTATCCTCTTCTAAAATTGTTTTAACCTTATTCCAGATAGTCTCTAATTTCATTCTTTAGTTATCTCCTCTAAATATTCGGTGAAGATCCTAACTATATTTGTTTTATCCTCTTCTTGAAAGAGTAAAAATTTACGCTGGGGTAACTTAGCGATCCTTGCTTTTTGGTGAACGTGCATAGCAAAAACATCTTCTCCACTACCAGGGTCAACCCAATGTAAAACTCTGGCTTTTATCGGATAGATATCCCTTGCCGGTATTTTAATAGAGCCACCTTCTTGATGTTTCCTCATATAATCAAGTCTGGTTCCTATCTGGACTTCCTGATCAGATACAACTTCATAAACAATAGAGCCTTTCCCTATCCCGGTATCTTGTAATATCTTTGCTCCTTTACCTTCTTTTCTTCGCATGGCAATAGTCATCGGTGAAAGCGGGGCCCATTTTGTAGGCCTACCTTCTGCTCTAAAATTTTTATCAATAGATCCAAGCATCAATATTCCACATCGCTTTAAAGGGACTCTAAGATTTTTAGCCTTTTCCCCTGCCTGTTTTAATAAAGCCTTAACCTTTTCATCATCTTTTATCTCATAACTGATTAATGCTCCATTAGTCATCGTCTAAATCCTCTATCTTACCAGAATCAATTCCCCAGCAAGTTTCATCCCTCTCATCAAAGGTCCTTTTATAATCTTTAGTAGAAGATTGGATAGCCCCCATATCTACGATAATACCTTCCATTTGTAAAATACCATTAGCAATCTTTTCAAGGGTCTCTTTTGCTTCTTTATATCGGTCAATCCATTCATTGGTGCTCGGCATTTTTCCTGAATACAATCCTCTCATCACATAATAAGAGGCAATATCCTCAGCCAAAGATTTTATAATAGCCGGGGTAGTCTCTAAAGCATCAAGGGCAGTTAATAAATCAGATGAGAAAGCCGCCCTTATTTCTGCATCGGCTTTAACAATAGCTTTAGCTAACAATGCAGAAGGTACTTCACTTGTTGACATATTCAAATTAGTTAAAACGTCAGTATTTTCACAAAAAGCCATTTATTGCTCCCTTGTTATTATTAGAGAGAGAGAACGTAATCCTCCCCCTCTAATTTTATTTATTAAGTTATAGCCGGTGATATCCTATATCCACAAGCCACAGCAACCATTTTTTCAGCTTCTATGTCGCCCACTTCAAACCAATCACTATGTCTTATTTCTATCCTTGCCCTTCTGGTTTGAAACGGTTGAGATTGGAAGGTATAACCTAAAGAGAATTTCTTTACTCCTGGTTTTGGCTCTACATAAGCCAATATGGCATTCTTGCCCCAGAGATAAGATAAAGATTCAGGCTTCCCTTCTTTGGCTGTATTATAACCAGCTTTACCGACTATTACTTTTTCTATTTCAAATACACTGGCCATAAGTTCCGGAGTAACTACACCTTTTTGGACGTATTTAATCCGATCCAAAATCTTGGGATGATGTTTTAGCTTATCGTAAACAGCTTTTCCTAATAGTAATACATTCGGTTCTCTGAAGATCACTGCATGTATAGCATCCTTCCCAGTTTCAATATTAGCTATCGGATCAGAGGTTTCATAAACATCCCATTTAATACTTGGAGCATTGGCCGATAAATTTGCTTCTAATATATCTTTAATCCTCATCTCCAAACCTAATTGAAGGATATCAGTTAAAAATTCTACGGTATCTACTTCAAGATTTAGAGGGCTATCAGCATTATCTCTCTCTATATCATCAATTAAATCATTTAAGGCATGCTCATCGCACACATAACCATCAGTGGTTACTTTCCAATCCACAGTTTTTGACTCAGTTTTGGGAGCCCTCAAAGTTTTGGGAATTCTAAACCGATCAGCTTTATCATCATATATATAATATATATCCGATTTCTTTTTAACCGGTACAATCGGCATTAATTCTGTTCCAACATAAGCCGCATTACGGTACATTATGGAAATATTAGTTAAAATTTGATCTTTATGAACATTTTCTACTTCTGGCATTTAATTTCACCTCGATTCTTTTATAAATTATTTATTATGTAGCATGAGAAACAGGAGAATACATGTGAGTTATTAAAACTTCAATTATTTCATCTATTGCACCGGCAGCTTCCAGAGCTATTGCCCCAGCATACTCATCGGCAAGATCTACTACTTCACCGACTCCAGCAGCAGTAGAAGTTAAAGCTTCTCCTTCATCACAAGCTTCACCCATTACTAATTTACTCGTACCTAATACTCTTACCCTGGCAGCCTTCCCGACAACACTAGGAGCATTCTGTAAAATACCGATAGAGACTCCATTTAAACCACAAGCGACAACATCGCCATTGGCATCAAGTTTTACAAAATAATATTTCTTAGCAGTTAAGGCTTCACCAGCTTTAAAAGTTATATCTAAAGCTCCAACATCTTGAGACATATTTAACACCTCTTTTCATTTTTTATTTTATTAGATTATTTTTTCTTTTCTTCAGTAGACTCCAGAACGGCTAAGACAGCATCTCGATAGGATACGTCTTTATGCTCATCCATATACTTCTGGACCTTCTTTTCTTCTGGAGTTAATTTATCTTTGCCTTCTTCTTCTTTTTCTCCACCCTTGCTTAATTCAGCAAAAATTTTGTCAGAGAAATTAGGTTGAAGTTCGATAAATTTCTCCAGTAGTTCTCGCTGTGAAAGTTCGATTTCTTTGCTATCTACCATAAACTTGATCTTCTTCTCATCAGAAGTGGACCCTATAAGAGTCATCAAAACTTCTTTTTGTTTAGGTAGAAACCGCATGTCTTTTTCGGAGCAGTGGGTATCAATAAAGGTTTTAATTTCAGCTTCTCTTTTTTCCTTAGAGATCTTGTTTAGTTTTCCTTCTGCTTCCTTAGCTTTTTTCTCTTCAGTTTCAAATTTAACCTTATAATCTTTATTCTCTCCTGCTTCCTTAGTAATTTTCTCAAAATCTTCCACTGCAACAAATTTCTTTCCATCGACCTCTGTTATTTTTAATCCATCAGCCATAATATAAATCACTTCCTTTCTTTTTATTTTTTCTTGTTTCTCGTATATAATTAAATTAGCATTCTCATCAGCATCATATAAGGCAGCAATATCTTTTAAATTAGTTATTGCCGGTAGATCAGCACCTAAAAAGGCTATTGCTGAAAGGACCTTTTCATACTTTTTCTTAGTTGAAGGCTCAGTATAATCGTATAAAATCTCACTGGATATCCTCTTATATGCTCCGTTTTTAATCAAGTCATATAGGACCTTAGGCACTTCCTTAATATCCACTAAAATTTTATTGCCTACCTTCTTTAATTTGGTGATCCAGCCACCAGCAGGATATCCCGATTTTTGTAATAATTCCTGTTTGTCATCATGGCCTAATTTTACTTTGGGTTTTAATTTATCGATTATTTCATTAGTACCATTTACGATATTATCCAGATCCTCATCGGTAATTTTATGCTTATTCCATTCTCCAGTACCAAATACCTCAACATCTTTAAGC